CAAAGTCTTCACCACTAGGAGAGTTATTTCTAAGTCTAGGTGCAAGTATGACACCTTGAATCTTACCACCTGAGTTATAAAAACTAGGTGTGGTAGATGGGCCTACCTGTGTTTCAATCTGTGTATTATTAATAACTCTAGTAATTAATGATCCATTGTAATAAGGATCTCCTCCTTTTGGATAGAATTGTTTTGTAGCATAGTTATCCTGAGAACATGAGAATAAGATAGACTCAGTTTTCAATTTAATATTTCTACCAACACCAGCTGCGGTTGTGATTCCATGAACTGCTGGTAAGAAGGCAGTCATAATACCAATAGATTCATTATAATCCGCATGATTGATATTGTATTCTACTCTTGTAGAAACACCAACATTCAAAGTCACATTGTTAGATGTTACGGCAGTTGGATATAATGCAGCGTTATGTGCAGGGTCAGTCGTACGAGGATATGGATGTTCTGTTGCATATTGATCCATAGAACAAGCATAAACCAATCCGCCTGTTGCTAAACCAACACTAGTCGTAGTTGATAATCCGTGTGAGGTATCAGTGGTTATTGTTGCTAATCCACTGTTTGCGTCATAAGTTGCATTAGTTACATTGAACTTGACTCTAGATGTGATACCTACGTTAATTGTGAATGTATCTGTCGTAGAAGTAACAACACCAACTTCCACATTGTGTATAGGATCAGTTGTTCTTGGATATGTGTGATCAGTGGCATAGTTGTCCTGAGAACATCTCCATGTATATGAATCTGTTGCAAGACCAATAGTGTCTCTAGCAATTAACATTCCATTAAGATCTGCGTTCTCAAATGTGTGAATATAATTACCACCACTGATAACAGAGTCAGCAGATGCAGAAACAAAAATATGTTCTGATTGATTAGATGATTTTCCTACATCCAGAGTAATTGTAGTATCTGTTGTAGAAGTAATTTTAACAGCAGTATTGTAAGCAGGGTCTGGGCCAGATATACCGCTTGCCCTTGGGTAGAAGTGATTTGTCGCATGATTATCTAAAGCACAGGTAAATTTGAATCCTCTAGTCTTAAGTTTTACAGAAGTTCCTTTCTTAAGTGTATGAGATCCAATGTCCACAGTCATCAAACCAGTAAACGGATCAAAAGATCCACTTGTGGGACTGTGGTAAACTAGAGGTGAAGTTCCAACGTTTACAGAGAACTTATCAAGGTCAACAGTTGTGACTGATAACCACTTTTGATCTGCTGGATCTTTAGCTCTTGGATAACTCTTAATAGTCTTCCGTTTATCCATAAAGCATCTAAATCTTATGGAATCTCTTGCAAACTGAACTCTATTACCAGTCACCATTCCATGTCCAGCAACTGTACATGTCATAATACCAGATCCAGCATCATAAGTTGCAAAAGTGACACTCTTAGGTAACGCACCATTAAATCCGTGTACATTGGAGAACACGGTCATGATACCTGTAGTTGCAGTATAGGCTGCAGTAGTAATACCGTAGTTAACTATTGTTGACACGCCAACATTGATTGTTATAGTGTCAGCAGATGTAGAACCAATACCGACTGATACATTACCACCGATAGGATCATCAGGACGAGGATATGCGTGTTCTGTTGCAAAATTATCTCTAGCACATGTGAATCTTATAGATGCAGTATTGATACCAACAGTGTCTCTAGCTTTCTTAAGACCACCAGTAGTTGCACTCTGGAACCAGTGTGCATTTACAATGGTAGATACACCAACATTTACAGAGAATGTATTTACACCGACATGATAGATTGGTAGCCACTCATTCAAGAATGGATCAGAATATCTTGGGTATGCCTTAGTTGCAGTATATCCATCTAGATCACATTTGAATGAAATTGATTCTAAGTCAAACTTGACATACTCACCAGCAACGAAACCATGATTTGCAATGGTTGGTTCTAGTACACCAGTACTAGCATTATACGTCGCCGTCGAAATTGTATGAGCTGAGTGATCGTAATAAGAGTGTCCAGCACCCACGTTAAGTACAAGTTCACCTGTACCAGCATTGTATGTGGATGTTGATATAGAACGTTCCTGTATTGTAGAAGGCCCAACTCTTACCTCAAAGGTATCTGTAGTTGCAGAAACGATTCCTAGATTTGTATTATACGCTGGGTCTGTCTTACGAGGATACGCATGAACAGTTGCATAGTTATCTTTAGCACACTTGAAGTTCAAAGAACCTTCTGCAATTTGAACCAATTGAGTTGGTCTTTCTATAGCATTTGCAACTGATGACTGATACCAGTATGGGCCATAGTCTCCACCACCAGTAATGACCGCATCAGTTCCAACACCAACTAAAGTATATGGATAATCACCACCAGCAAGAACACCACCAACCGCCACACCCTGATTAGGTATGAATGTATAGATGTTTGCTCCACCAGTAGCTCCAACATCAACAGTGAATATTGTACCAGCACAACTAACAATACTTACTGGTTTATCGTAGTAAGGGTCTTGTGGTCTTGGATAGAAGTGACTAGATTGGAAACCGTCTTGTTCACATCTAAATCCAAGAGCTCCAGCTTTGAACTTGATAGTTTCTCCAGCTTGGAAACCATGTAGTCTGTCAAGAGAAACAGTCATGATACCCAACGCTGGTGTGTAATCTGCAAACCTTATGTTATATGGAACTATGGTTGTGATACCAGCATTGACTGTGATGGTTGTTCCAGCAATACTAACAATAGGTACAGCGGTGTTGTAAGTAGGATCTTTTGATCTAGGATAGTACTTAGTTACAGTGTTTTGGTCAGCAGTACATGTAAATCCAAGTGAACTATCTCTAAACTTAATACTTTGTCCAGCCTCTAAATCATGAACTCCAATACTCATTGTCATGATACCTACAGACGGTGTATAATCCGCTCCAGACACAGTGTAATCTACTCTAGTAGTAATACCAGCAAAGACCTCAAAAGTGTCAGTTGTCTTGTTTGATATTGGAACCCAATTGTTACTTAGAGGGTCTGTAGATCTTGGATAGTATTTTGTTGATGTAAATTGATCTAATGAACACTTCCAACCGATAGAATTATCTGCAATTCTAACCATGTCTCCATTTGAGAATCCATGACTAGGAACTGTTATAGTTAAGATACCTACAATTGGATTATAGTTAGCAGTTGTAAGTGAATGTTGACTAGGTCCTGTCAAACCATGTCCATTAAGAGTCAATAATAATGAACCAGTACTAGGAGTATAATCAGCATCTGTAGGTGTGATTTGTGATCCACCAACTATTTGAACAGCATTAGTATCTGCACTTACAAATTGATGTGCATAATCGCCACCAATTTTTATTGTTTTTTCATCAGAACTTACATATGTGTGTGCATAGTCGCCACCAGCAAAGGTAGATGTTGCAGTTGCACTGTAGAACCCATGTAGATAAGGTCCTCCAGTTAGTAATGGCTCATCTACTGAACGGAGGAATTGATGAGGATAATCACCACCATATATGATTGCCCCAGCAACTGCCTCTTCAAATCTGTGAATGTATTGATTCTTGACACGAGATATACCCACATCCATTGAAAGCCCAGTGCCAGCATATCCTGTAATTGGGATAGAAGTATCGTATGCAGTTGATCTACTTCTTGGATAATAATGATCTTTTGCACCATTATCTAAAGCACATGTAAATGCAAGACCAGTTAAGATAACATCTTTACCTACCTTGTATCCATGAGGTGCTGCAGTCGTTACAGTTAGAACTCCAGTTACATTATCATACAACGCACTGGAAACACCTAATGCAGGGTCATAATCGCATGTAAAGGCAATACCAGATAGTATTACACAATCATCTTCTGTAAGATTATGATTCTTTCTAGTTGTGACAGTTGCAATACCAGATGTCTCATCATACTCAACATGACCAACTTGAACAGCTGGAGCACTGGTAAATGTGACTGCTACACCAGTTACGTTTACAAAGTCATCAGTTTCTAATTCATGTCCTTCAAATGGTATGAATGAACCAACACCAGCTGTCGCAGTGTGAACACCAGTGGTTGTTACTGCCATACCAATGTTCACTGTAAAGTTTGTTGCACTTACAATACCTGTGACACCAAAATATTTTTGTGAATCTGATGGGAAAGTCTTACTTCCAATACTGGTATCAAATACAATATTAGACAACTTGACAACGTTTGAAGTCGTTAGTCCATGAGCAGATGCTGCAGTAATTGTTGCAACACCAGAGAATGACTCAAAATCTATTTGAGATATATTAATACTTGTTCCGTCCTGAGCACCATGAGCAGTAACTGTTGTAATACCGTTAATTGGTGTTTGTTCCAGATATTGAATTGTTTTGGGTTTATAGAATCCAGTTCCACCTTCCACAATACTAAAACTTGTAATTATACCCGCTTCTGCTCTGTTTACAACACCACCACTTACATAATTATGTTCAAATGTAGAGATACCAACAAAAGCTCTGAATGTATTCGCAGTGTGTCCACTTAAAACATCAAAACCAATTACATTTCTACCTTCCATGATTGCAGTATCAACGCCTGCTTGCACCAATCCCCCGCTAACATAGGCTAATGGTTGCGTACTGACACCACAATCAACTAATACGTTTAAGTTATCAATAATTTCTACAACAGGATATGCGTCTTCCCTGAAAGTAAATGTAGATATTCCCTCTGTTACCTGAACCTGTTTTATTAATAAACTTCTACTTTGGTTAGTTGCAGTTCCTAGATAATGACCACCTGTTACACCAATGGTTGTAATACCAGTTATGTAATTATAACCAAAGGTATTAATATTTCTTAGAGCAGATACTGGAGTAAATGTAAATCCAGCACCAGTAATTCTTACTCTGTCATTTTCTACAAATCCATGAGGACTACTAGTGGTGAATGTACATATACCAGCGATATGATTATAGTCTGCGGTAGATATAGCAACTGCACTTCCTGATGATGTTCCAAGAGTAGCGCTGAGACTTGCACCATAACCTTGAGATGATCTGACTGTTATTTCTGGTATTGCCCTATATCCTTGTCCCTTTCCTTCTATCTGTATAAATTCAAGACTACCAGTTGTTCCAACACCGACTCTTGCAGCAGCTTTGATTGGTAAGTAGTATCCAGAACCTGACTGTAATCCTACTTTGTTAATTCTTCCAGCTCTAGGAACTCCACTTAGAAAATTAAGTTTGTTTTCTGATGAATCTACGACTTCAAAATCTAGGCCAGGTGTCTGAACAACATTGTTAATTAGAATAAACGGATTGTTACTTATATCTACTCCTGTGTTGACATTGTTGTAGAGAGAAGTGACTACACCTAAGTTCTCACTCACAGTAAATTGTGTGCCTGCAACTCCTGTAAATTCTAATGCTATATCATCAAGAATAACGTTTTTATCTGCTGTATCAAATGGATCTAACTTCCTAGAGAACAATCTGCCAGAGAAAGAAGAACTAGTCTTAAGACCTATAGGACCTGCTTGTCCATATGGTGCATCTGTAAAGAATATATTATCATCTATAATATTATAATCACCAGTAAACACTGAACTAAGTCCAACACCATGACTTGTAGATAGAGTTCCAAAGGCACCTCTCTCCACAACCACCTGTGAATTGGTAGTCGTACTGAATACAGGATAGTATCCTACACCAGTGTTAAATATGATAATTTCAGATATTGTACCAACACCACTAATAACAGGGAAAAATACACCTTCTGTTGCTGGTGTGGTTGTTCCCTCAATAGTAATCTTTGGAGGATCGGTTGCAGCATACCCTGTACCTCCGTCTAAAACTTCAATTTGGTAAACACCATATACTGAGTTAAATGACGGTCTGAGTAGAGCTCCTGATCCTGGCGTAACTCTTGTTGACATTTATTCCTCTATATGATGTTGATAGAACTACTGCAATAAACTCTGGTAACTCCAGTGCTATCACGAATTATGCTAAACGTTAGTATATCATCATTACTCGTAGCAGGCGGAGGATTACCACCAACCCATTTAACACCGTTTGCAATTTGAGTGCCGTTTACTGTAGTTGCATCACCATAAGTATATCCAACTCCAGCATTGTTTATAAGTGTAACTGTAGTTGCTTTACTATTCTGACCACTAACATTAGTGAAAGCCCATGTCGTAATCGAAGTCGTTATACCACCTAATATCACAGAACCCTGAGATACATCCATAGTTATTGTGCCGCCTGCACTTACAGTCAGTGTATCACTAAAGTTCCCTACAACTCTTTCCGTAATATCGGAATTAAAGTTGACTTGATCCATCAGGGTACTTGCACCACTGACTAGAACATCACCTTGTACATCTAATCTACATGTTGGAGCAGTAGAACCTATACCAGTATATGCCTCGTTCGTAACTACAAAAGATTTGTTATCGCTTACTGCAGCATCTGATACTCGCAATCCATGTCCAAGTCCTTTTGCAACTGCCCAAATAGTTGGTCTTTCAGCAGAGAATGATGCAACTTCTAATTGTGATGTAGGTAAAGATGTTCCAATGCCGACCATACCGTCAGCCTTGATTCGGAACATGGTTGTTGCAGTTCCAACTTCAATAGGGCCATCTGCAATCGCACCAGGCTGTTGAATTGTAATTTTACCAATATCACCATAACTCGTTGTTACAACACCACTCGTGTTGATGTTTATATCATCAGAAACACTCGCTGCGATTCCAGCAGCAACAGATGTTGATGCAATACCAGCATTTGTAGAATAACCAGCAGTGCTAGCAAAAGAAACAAAACTTACAAGGTTAGCACCATCTCCGAATATATCGTAGATTTCGTTGAAGTTATTATTGATCTTTATAGTCCCTGCCAATAGGGTATCGCCCGTCCCATCATTGGGAGCCGAACCAGTACTAATCCCTTGTTTAGCCATTACTTATTGAAGTCTTTTTTGTTATTTATAGTTAATATGGAGGGTTATCATCCATAGTAGCAAATGTGTTGTCAATTGTGGTCACACTTGAGTTCACTCTTTTGGTATCATAATAAAAACCAGTAGCTACTGTACTGTTTGAAACAGCAGTCCTTGCCTGAGCAAATGTTGAGTCACCTACTTGTTTTACCTTCAAGAATTCGTCATCTAACTTGATGACATCTCCCTTTGAAATAGATGCAATACCAGTCGTTACTGATATTCCCTGATCTGTTGGTCCGACAGAATCGGCAACTTGAACAGATAACTTCTTGTTCGTAATAGGAGTTTGTATAATATTATCAATTAAGATAAGAGCTTGTTTATTTGGTTCTGCAACCTTGAGGAAGTGTGTTCCAGTTCCTAGACCAGTAAAGGTGAAAGGAAGCGAAGTTGATAAACCAGAAATTCTAAACTTAACATCATCTATCTTTTGTACAAATAAAGTGTCAGGCATAACATTAGTTCCTAACTCCACAGGAGAAAGTAAGATGTTATTGGTTGGTGTTGTTCCCCCAAGGTATGTACCAGCGATAGAAATAATATTAGTAGAAGCATATCCAGTTCCTCCAGTTACAACCTCAACCTCAGTAACATCCAAATTACTATCCCTAGTAACATTAAATGTTGCACCTGTTCCGCCAAACTCTGGTACAGTTGATGGAACATTAGTGTATGTTGTTGTAATACCAGTTCTAGATCCTGTTGTTTTAGTAACTGGGAAGGTAAGATTATTAGCTGGGGTTGCACCACCCAAATATGTACCAGCGATACTTACGTTGTCGGTAACGAAGTAATCAGTTCCACCATTAGTTAGAACTACTGCTGTTGATATACATTGTCCAGTGGTTTGATCAAAATCAAACCTAACTTGGAATGTAGCACCACTACCTCTAGTAGAGATGCCAGGCACACCACCTTCTGCCATTCCAAATCCATAAAATCTAAACGCTGGGCCAGGAGGATTCTCTGTGACTGCAATTCCAGTAACAGGGCCTGGAATCTGTATGTTATATCCATTTTCATACATTGCACTACCACCGACACCAGATGTTTTAACAGCCATGACAATATCTCTAGATCCTGTAGTATGAGAAGTAGTAGCAATACCAATCTTAGAACCACCTTGAGTGTCTAATAAAATTGATTGTCCACTCTGGAAATTATGACCCACAATACTAATAAGGTTGGATGCAATATCTACATCGGCAGATGCTGCAGCATTATATGATTTCTTGAATACAGGTGATCCGCCTACAGTCAATCCAAACTGTTTACTACCAACTAGTGTTCCTGTTCTGTCATGTGATCCATTAAAACCAGAAGATATATCATCAAGATTCAAGACTTTATTAGTCTTGTTCATAATGAAACTCTTAATTGGTCTGCCTTCTGGGAAGAAGATTCTTTGTACAGAACCATTTTCTAATTGATCATCCTCAGTAACAACTGCAAAGTTATCTCTCTTGCCCATATACATTTCATTATCAATATTGACAATCAACTTAACGCTTGTATCTACTGCCTTGACTCTCATGTTAGTAGACTTAGCAATTCCTACAGTAGCGACATTGGCAATAGGATCACTTTCTATAATCAGATCCGAGAACTCTAAGAAACCTGATGGGTGAACAATAGATTTAACTGATTCTTTCCATGTTGAATATGGTAGTTTACTCTTGATTGAGTATGAGAACTTCTGGAAATAGAAGTTATCCGATAACCTCTGACTGAAATCGTTGAGAATACCAACGTTCATGTCATTCTTAGAAACTTTATCTCTAGTTACGCCAAGAGTAGTTCTGACCCTAAATCTATTAACATCTCTAACTGAACCAAGAAGTTGTGACACCTCACCAAACAACCTATCGCCAGGCAAGAGAGTACCAATGGTATCTCTCAATCTAAGTTGACTGATCTTACCATTCCAACCATTCTCAGCAACAAAACCTTCAAACTTAGTGGATGTGACTTTTTCACCAGACAGGTACTTAGCATCATCAATAATTGTCATATTGAACTTAGCCATGTCATTGTAGTTGACAATAGAACCTAAAGTAAAGTCATCATCATAATCACCCAGTGTTACAGTAGAGATGCCAGGAGCATTTGCCATACTGAATGTGACAGTGGCATTTTCAGTACTAACTCCTGTTACATTGAAGAATGAGAAGTCATAGTCGGCAGAGTTAAAGTTAGCCTCTCCATTAAGTTTAGATGCTGGTGTTATTCTACAGTTTTCTACAAACACTTGATCACCAATAGCAAATGGTAACTTAGTTTCTGTACTTGCAAATCCAGTTGTTACTGGTCTATTGAACTGTGCATCCAAAAGAAGTTCAGCAGTTACAGTTGTACCACTGTGAGTAATCGCATCAATGTCATATCCATTAGAATTATTAGTTGTTATAATACTAAGAGGTTCACTAAACTCAAAAGCATTTTGAATTATATTAACCTTATCTACAGATCCCCCTGATATAGTTGCTTCAATTGACACATTACTATTACCTCTTACTGCAAGTTTAGGAGGTTGATTATATCTTATACCACCATCTATTACTCGTATCTCATCCATCCTTGCAATACCACTTACATCAACTATAGCAGGGACACTTAAGAATGGCAATAGTGTAGGGTCAGTTGGATAGTCAAATCCATCTTTGATTCTTTCTACAATGTCTATTTGACCAATCTCAGGAGAAGAAACTTTCACAATGGCATCTTGACCTTGGGTACTTGCAAAACCAATGACTCTAGGTAAGATAGTATATCCTTTGCCTGGGAAATTGATTTTAGTAGAGTTGATAGGCCCTCTTGCATTTTTAGATGCAGTGCTATATGTGATTGTACTTACACCAACTCTCGATATAAGTTTCTGTGGCTCAGGAGGTTTTTCTTTTAAGTTGAAAGTAAATGTAGTATCATCTTTATTGATGATTGCATGATCAGTCTTTAGAACAACATTTTTGAAAGTAATATTGTTTCTACCTACAACTTCGGTGTCAGATGTGCCATATAACTTTCTATTGTCAGAAGGAACTATAGGAGTTAGACTATAGAATGTCTTTGAAGGCCAATTGTTTGTTGTATTGATAGTTACTGTGGAGTTTGCATTTCCAGATATGCCACTTCTTGTAATATTAAATCCAGTATCATTAGTTCCGTTAACATCTAATTTTTCTTTAAAAGTAATATCTTCAAAGAAGTCAAGTCTCATGTCTAAAAGACTTTGATCAGATACGTCAAATGTGATTGTATTACCAGTCGTAAACTCTAGTGGTGGATTGACTTTTGCAATGTAACTTAAATTATTAGAGGATGCTTCACTAACAGTTGATATTGATACTGGGTTAGAATCAAATACATCTGCCTTATACTTACAAAGTTGAATGGCATCACTACTTTCTCTAAGAATAAAATACGTCTCATTATTGACTAAACCAGTAATAGTATTACCATTGTTATAGAATACAACCTTATCTCCACTCTGTAGAGAATCATCGGGTATTGTAATTTCAGTCAAGTCTGTTGAGAAAGCAGATACGGCAAATCCTATTCTACCTGTAGTGACTTTAGCAATCACTGGATCGTATCTAACTACAGTTGTTTCGGTAGATTGTGGTAAAGCGTCTAATGTGATAACATCATCAGTCAATAATCCATGAGCTGATGTTACTCCCACTTCACCAAAGAATCTTTCTACCTTAGATGTTACTTTAGGGAAGTTAGTTGTAAATGAATGTGCAAATCCAGAATTAGAAGCCACATTGTAGAACCATACTGCATCACCTGTAGTAGGAATACCAGTAGTGGACAATCCAATATAATCTGGTTCAAAGTTAACTGCATATACATCACCATTATTAGGAAGAACCTCTGTACCAACACCAGATGTTGCTCCAGCAGATACTTTCGCCCATACAAGAGAAGTTCCACCAATACCCATATTATAGGTTAGCTTTTGTCCTGTAAAGAAAGTATGATCTTTAATATAGATTCTTTGTTGAGGAACGAATCTATTTTCAACTGTTTGTACCGTGCTTAGACCAGTAAGAGGTAATGTATAGTGTGTGCCAGTAGAACCAACACCAACTGTCTGTTGTGGGTTGAAATAGGTGATAGTGTTCTCAAAGGTGTATCTCATCAATGTAGAGAATCCTATTGGGAATGAGAACTTCTTCGGTTTCAAAATAATATTGTTTGTTCCGACTGCATGAGTCATTGCAGCACCAACAAAGTTTTCTCTGTTTACAAAGAACCTAGAGAACTGTGAATCGATAGCAGTAATGGTAAACGACTCAGTTCCAATTCCAATAGTGTCATTTACAGCAAAACCACTTACATCAGTAACAAAGATGGAAGTACTAGGGCCTGTTGTGCTTACATTACCTAACTCTACTGAAAGACCACAAGTTTTGTTATTAACGGTAACTTTCTTAGCTCCATTGAACTCTGTGAAGTCAGATGTACTAATACCACTGATTATTAGAGTTTCACCGTTTGCAACCTCGTGTGGAATACTTGTTATACCTACAATTTCATTTTTATTCTTTACTAGCTCAGTTTCTGTAAAAGTAGTGACTCCAATCTGCACTGTGGAGATAGGTTTACCCAAAACAGATCCAACGACAATATTTGCTCCAGTTCCATCGGTTCCAGTGCCGTCTAGGTCTAATACATCATCTACTTTGTATCCATCCCCTCTAGAGAAGATAGTTACGGAAGAAATACCAGAACTCTTGATTTTAGTGACTTCAAACTCTTGTTTTAAGGCATCTCTGACATCATCTATCAAATCATAGTCAGAATTACCATATGAGAGATAATATGGAGCTACGTTTCTTGTAAGTTCTCTTTCAGTGATGTCAATATCCTGATTGAAGAAAGTTACGAAGTTTTCATCGATAGGAGTGTCTTTAAATGATCCACCAATCAAATATGGGAATTTTGGTTTGGCAATACCACTAGAATCAACATCTACGCTGTAGAAGTAAGCATATACACCATCTGGATACTGTGGAGTCACACAATAGCGTCCACCATGCACATCTAGGTCTCCTGAGTTGTCAAAGATGTAATCATTGGTGAAATATCCAAAAGCAAAGCCAGGAGGTCTCAGACCCGACCTTAGAGTAGTATCAAGAATGTATCCTGACTGTAATCTTTGTATTGCTCCTCCTGTTGGAGTCTGATAACCATAAGGACCGTAAATTGGATTACCATCATAAGCAAATCCAAGTATAGGTGAGTGAAAGGCGT